TTATTAGCAAGGCCTAATCCTTTTACTTCTGGTTCTTTACTTTCTCACTACATCGTTACAGCAATAAACGCTAGCGGTGATGCTTATCTTTTAAAAGTAAGAAACTCATCTGGAAGAGTAATTCAACTAATCCCAATGATGCCAGACAGAGTTACACCAAGAGGTAATGAAGATACTTTAATTACTCATTATGAATACTACGGAACATCTAAGACAATGGGTGAGTTTGTAGTTCTTAAAAAAGATGACATAGTTCACATACGACAAGGAATAGACCCAAATAATCACAGAAGAGGATTTGCCCCACTCAAATCAGTTCTTCGTGAATTAATTGGTGACGAAGCAGCAGGACAATATGCAACAGCTTTACTGCACAATATGGCAGTACCTGGCGTTATATTAAGTCCTAAAGACGACACAGCAGGCGGTCCTTCTAGAGAAGAAGCTGAAGGTATCGCTAAAATGTACAAATCTAAATTCGGTGGTGCAAATAGAGGTGCTCCAATGGTTCTTACAGGAGCTATGGATGTTAAGACTGTTTCTTTTTCACCAGACCAAATGGATTTGAAAGAATTACGAAGACTTCCAGAAGAGCGAGTATCTGCTGTTCTAGGTGTCCCAGCAATTCTAGCTGGTTTAGGTGCAGGTCTTGATGCTGCAACTTATAATAATACAAAAGAATTAAGAGAATTTTTCACAGAGCAAAAACTTATTCCTTTATGGAAAACTGTTGCTAATGAATTAACACATCAGTTGTTACTATCAGACTTTACTAATGATGTTTCAAACTATTGTGCTTATGACTTAAATGAAGTGAGAGCACTTGCAGCTGATAAGAATGACACTTTCAAGAGAGTAAACATGGGTGTTGCTGGCGGTTGGGTAACAATTGCAGAAGCAAGAAAATCAGCACATTTAGAAACAGATGAAACTCATGATATTTATTTAAGACCACTAAACATGGTTGCGGTACCAATAGAGCAGGGAAACCAACCATATCAGATACAAGAACAGCAAACACAAGATGCTGATAAGAGTATTTCCACAAAAGATGTTCTATCTACAGGAGATTTTGGTGTTGAGTCAGAGAGACAAGGCGTAGTCTCTATGACTGAAGAACCAAGACATGAAGAAAAGTATGTAGCAGAGATGCCTAACGGAGCTTGGTGTGTTTTAAGTCACGAAGATAATAAACCAATCAAATGTTTTAAAACCGAAGCTGAAGCAGAAGCTTATTTACAAGACATGAAAAAAGAATTAAAAGCGGCTGCAATATCTGCTAAGGTTAAAAAAACGTTACAAAAAAAGGTAAAGGACCATAATGCAAAAAATCCAAAATATAGAGCAACTTATGGAATGTTGGCAGCTGTTTTCAGACGAGGTGTCGGAGCTTATAGAACAAACCCAGCTTCAGTTCGTGGGAATGTCACAAGCGCAACTCAATGGGGAGTAGCCAGAGTAAATGCTTTCCTTAAAGGATTAAAAGGTAAATTCCCAAGAACAGCTTTTGACCAAGACTTACTTCCTAGTGGTCACCCTCTAAGCTCTAAAAAATCAGCTAAAGCAGCTTCAGTTAAAATTGGAGATGCTGTTAGTTGGTCAATCAATAAAGACCCAGACCCACCATCAACAGTTCATGGAATTGTAACTTCTGTTAAAAAAGAAGAAGCAACAATGATGGTTTGGGCAATTATGGAAGATGGTTCTCATAAAAAGACTGATAGAAGTGTAACTCAACTTATCTCTAAATTACAAAAGATTAAAGACTGGCGTAAAGAAGAAAAAGCGAAAGATGATGTGACTAACTTTCCATCTTCTGGAGACAATCAAAAAATTAGTCTGACAAACTCGAAGTTTAAACAATTCCCAGATTACAAGTATGCAAAAGACTTAAAAGAAAATTATCCTACCATTTGGAGAAGAGCAGGTAACGGAGGTAATCCACCTACTTCATTCACTGGTAATGATGCTTTTAGGAATTGGACCAAGTATAAAGGCGGAGACAGAAGTGGCTCTGTTTTATCTTGGGTCAAGAGAAGAGAACGTTTCATGAACAGACATCAAAACAATAATCGTCTTAATGGCGCTATTGCTGTCTTGAAATGGGGCGGAGTCACAAACGGTGGCGTGTCTCAAATGAAGAAGCTTATTAACGAACAAAAAAAGAAAGTTGATGCTCGTAAGAAAAAAGCCGAAATTCTCGTCTCTGAGAAAACAGGTAAAAAATAAGTGTTAAAATATACTTTAGAGAAAGAAATTTAGGGGATTAAATTGAATAAAGAATCAAAGAATTTTGAATTTAAAGCTATCGACGACGAAAAAGGTTCAGTCGAAGCTGTGTTTTCCGTATTTAATAATATGGATAGCGATGGAGATGTTATGGTACCAGGCTCAATAAAGTCTGGTTTCAAGGACAATCAAGTGCCGATGGTCTTCGCTCACAAGTGGGACCAGCCAATTGGAAAAGGAGTCATCTCTCAAGATGAAAACAAAGCAGTATTTAAAGGTAGCTTTTTTATGGATACCGAGGCTGGTAAGGAGGCCTATGCACTGGCTAAAGGAATGGGAGACTTACAAGAATGGTCTTTCGGTTTCAGAATTGATGATTCAGAATTAAAAGATTTTAAAACAGAAGATATGGAAGAAGAGATAGAAGCACGATTTATTAAATCTGCAACAGTGTACGAAGTATCCCCAGTACTTGTTGGAGCTAATCGTGAAACTTATACTCTTGCTATCAAATCTGGAGAAGAAGCAATTTATGAGAATGCTGAAAAAGCTCTTCCTAAAGATGTTTTTGAAACAGAGGAAGATGCTATGAAGAGAGCAAAAGAAATGGGTTGTGATGGAACACATTCAATGGAAATGGATGGTAAAACATACTATATGCCATGTTCTTCTCATGAATCATATCTTGCGTCTTTACAAAAATCTCAAGAGGAACAAGAAGAAGTTAAGTACGGAAAATGTTCTTATGAGACAGATGGCAAATGTGCCAAAGACGAAAAAGAAAAAAGTTTAGACTCAGTTGATGTTAAATCAGCTGATGAGATTTCTGAAACTGATGCTGGCATGACAGGCGTTAGATTTTCAGACGAGGTTAAAGATGTGCTTGCTGCATTAGAGAGCCTCATTGTAAGAGCAACTAGCATAAGCGAATTGCGAAAGGGAGAGGGCAGAAAGTTGTCAGATAACGCAACTTCCGCACTACGAGCTGTTCAAGAAGACTTGAACGACGCTTGGGCTGAACTAGACCAACTCATTGAGGACGTCGCTGATGTTCCAGTCGATACTGATGAAGAAGAAAAAATAGAAGACCCAGCACCAGAGGCTGAAGCTACTGAAACTGAGGAGATTGTTTCAGAAGTTGAAGAATCATCTACTGAGGAAGAAGTAGAAGAAGTCGCTGTTGAAGAGGTTCAAGTTGATTCTGAAGCAGAAGAAGTACAAGCTGAGGAAGAGGATTCTGAAGAAATAGCTGAAGCTGAGGCTGAAGTTATTGAAGACGTAGATGCGATAGAAGAAGATGATTCTGAACTATTTGCAGAAATTCAGCAAACACTTGCTGAAGCTGCAGTCGCGGAACTCGACGAATAGTATAAGCAATAAATTAAGGAGACTATTTTCATGAGCGACATTAAAGAGCTTAGAGAAAAAGTCGCTGCTAAAAGAGCTGAATTAAAAGAGCTTTTCGACGCTAAAGAAGGCGGCAAGTACACATCCGAGCAAAAAGGAGAAATCCAAACTCGTAATGATGAACTTGCAGGACTTGTAGAAGAAGTAAATCTTCTTTCCGCAAAATCCAACAACGAAAAAGCTATGAATGAAGATTCAGAGCCAGTTAGCGGTGGCTACGATGCACCACAAGAAGGTGTTAGCACAATTGGTGAAACATTTGTTAAATCAGATGCATATAAAAACTACATCGAAAAAGGTGTAGGCGGAATCGACTCAACAGTCGCTTTCAACCCAATGAGCTATAAAACACTACTTGGTGCTGGTACAACCAACAACTATCCACCAGAGGTCTTAAGACAACCTGGTGTATTAGAAACTTCCTTAAGGGACCCGAATGCTGTTATTGGACTTTTCGACCAAATCGAAACAGACCAAAATGCATTCCAGTACCTAGAGGAATCAACATTCACTAACGCTGCTGCTGAGGCAGCTGAAGAAGGAGCTGCTGCTGAAGCTGCTCTTGATTTCACAGAGCAAACTGCTGCAATCCGTAAGATTGCTGTTTTCTTGCCAGTGACAGAAGAACTTCTTGCTGACGTTAGTGGTATCCAAGGATACGTAAACTCAAGACTATCAACAATGATGAGATTGAGATTAGATGGACAGTTACTATCTGGTGATGGTACTGCTCCAAACTTAGAAGGTATCTTAGATGCTGGTAAAACAGGCGTCAACACTGTCGACTTCTCTACATACACCTCTGGTGGCGGAGACTTAGGTAGAATGGGCGCAATCTATGAAGCAATTACAGACATTAGAACTGGTGCTTTCGTAGAACCAGATGCAATTGTTATGCATCCTAACGACTGGTTACAAGTTGTAACATCAGTTACAGACATTACAACAAGTGGTTCAAAGAACCCATTGTTCGTCGCTGCTGGTGGATTCAACGGTGCTGCACAAGCAACACTTTGGGGATTAAAAGTTGTTCCGACAACTGCAATCGCTGAAGGAACCGTATTAGTCGGTAGATTTGGTGGCGGAGAAGCTGCTCACATCGTTATGAAACAAGGTATTGATATCGCTGTTTCTGACAGTCATTCTGACTTCTTTTCTAAAGGAAAAGTTGCAATCAGAGCGACAATGAGAGCTGGTTTCCCAGTTTATAAACAAGCTGCGTTTACCAAAATCACAAGCTTCTAAGTTAGAAGTTAGTTTCGTAGTGGGGGATGAAAGTCCCCCATTACACAATCAAAAAAGGAATTTAAATGGAATTTATTAAAGTAGCTTTAGAGTTTAAAGATAAAGAGTTGGTTGATAGAGTTAACGCTTTAAAAGAAAGTCTTATGACAGTCCACGAAAAAAGTAAGTTTGAGCATGTACACTTTTGTGAATTTGATATGAGTTTTAGATTAAAGAAAAGATTAGATAAAAAAATTATTGAGTGGAATAAAAAGAATGGAGTGTATTAAAAATGAGAAACATATTATTATTATCTTTGTTGGTTAGTGGTTGTGCATTTACACCTGTAGCTGATCTTAGAGTAAGCAAAGAAGCTAATCATTATCAGAGGGATTTAACAGAGTGTAGATCATTAGCTGAAGATGCATCTGGTACTTTTGATAGG